GGCATCCTCAACCGATATCCATGACCTGAACCTGTTGGCTTTGATAGAGTAATATACTTTACCGGACTTATATCCGAATGGACATATCTTCTCGAACCAATCACCGATCATAGTATTATAGAATACAGGTGAGCAATTACCCTCGGCATTAGCCTTCTCCTGACCTTCTTTCATGAACTTCCTATAGGCTAACGTATCGGCGTCTATCTGGGAGATATCGGATATGACAGCTCCGGCTGGTAATTCATATACAATACCTTCCTTGCCCGATGTGCCAGCCTCACAATCGTTCTTGTAAAACAAGCCACGAAAAGGCTGTGAGGCCCAGTCCTCGCAGCAAACCCCGACGGAGTTGGCCTCTCCCTGCCCGATCCGTCCAAGCTCCACCCTAGCCTTATCATTGGCATCTTTCTTGGATACGTAAGAGACAAACCTGCCTTCCTCTATACATACCTGCTCCTTGGATCCCTTACCGCTTACGCAATTATTCTTGATAAACTCATCGCATACCTGATCATTATACCATACAGCCGGTATTATGTCGGCATATGTATTGGCGTAGTCCTGACCGTTGGCTTTGATATCATCTTCAGCCTTGTTGTCAGCCTCCTCCTGCGTATCGCCAAAATAGACGTTGGCCGGGACCCGGTAGTCAACAGAACCGCCCACATACCCGGCAGGCGGGTTATTTCTGGTGAACGTCCGAACTATTTCTTTATTACCGTATACCATTGTGATTCACTTTGTCACAAAGATACAATTTAAAATCAAATTACAAAGGAAGAGCCTTTTTGCTTCTCAAAACCTTATACAGATAATCCCTTAACTGCTCCTCGGTAGTTATATACCCAAATTCAATCATCTTAGCTATATCAATCTCTAGCTCCATCAACTCTTTAGCCTTGACCTCCTCGCCAACAGAGTTTCTTATCATAGTCTCATGAAGACCGTAAACTATTATATTCAGAGATCTAGCTAAATCCTGTATTTTATCTTTAAACCTTGACGAGTCCACGATTTTAGATAAAGCGGAAGACATTCTCTTATAAGCATCACCGGCCTTATCCCTATAATCTATAAGCTGGTCATGAACAAATCTGATAACTTGAACCTCAAACCTCGGATTTATCCACATAGCGAACTTGATAAACAGAAATGGATGCATCCACACCTGTTTCTTAGGTCTTCCTGATTTACCTGGTTCTTTTACAGTAGATCTCTTAACTAATTGATTATCAATTTTTGGGCATTTTTGCCCAAAACTATCAACAGACAATTCCTCTAATAACGCATCAATAAATTCCTTCGTTTTAGATGATGACAAAAATACATCCATCTTCCTTTGTTCATTACCTTCTAAAGAGTTCCATTGTCTCACTAATTCATATGCTTCGAAATAACCATCACTAGTTCTTTGAAAAACGTTAAAATCACCCATTTTTCTCGTCAAAACATTAACCGTCTTCATTTTTTAGTCTAATTTTGAGATTAATAATTAAATAGTTTATGTCCGCTCCCTCGTGAGAGTCGGCGGACATACAAAAATAGCCAATTGGTGTGACAAACACAATCCAATTGGCTATTTTTAATATCCTAAAATCAGGACATTAATTACCCATTACAAATCTTATCCTCCAAAGCATAAAGAACTTTCGCTACGGTCTTATCGCCACTTACCTTCACGCAAGACTCACCAAGATCCCGGACATCTATAGCCTCCCTGATACGGGTAAGCTCGTCATATATCTCCTCTATCACGTCGGAGATCATAACGCACTCACCAGAGTCCTTATATTTTGACCACTCTGGGAGATCACCCTCGTAAGGCACGCAAGTGGACGGAGTTATATGTGAACAACTGTATTTTTTCATACTAGTAACCTGTTAATATGTTCCTTTAACGATCTTATCTCATCCGGGCATAACCCGCAATCATTATCGCATAATGACCTTTGCAGACGAATTATCTTCCCCCAATAAGATACATCGGGCTTGTCTCCGATCCTATACCTATGATACCTCATGTATCTACTCCACTGACAAGATAACCATTCATCCACGGCCTTACATAGATCCGATCTATCAAGGCTTAATATACTCTGAGCGCCCATCCAGAATCTCCTTTCTCATTTCTTGTACCTCCTCGTCAGGCGGGCATCCATATGGCAGGTTCTTGATCCACTCACGGATCTTCTTCTGCATGTTGAGATAGACGATACCCACGTCACCTATGGTACGGGTCTGTTTGTATATGCTCACCACGTCACGCTCCATGGTCTTCAACGGATCGAGCATGACCATACAACCGGCGGTGCTCCTAGAAGCGTATTCCCTATCACTAATAACGGTGGAAGAAACACGATTCATCATGCTTCTCTCAATTCTTTCCCTCTCGGCCTTTAACGCCTTTTCCTTACAAGTATTACAACCCACGACTAAATATTTTTATGTTCAACAATCCACGCAATTAGTAGCCATCTCAAGAAGCTCTCCGACACGATCAATGATCTCATGAGCCGCCTCTATATTATCCAACCTGACGTTAGCCTCCGCTACAGCCATAAGCGTCTCCATCTCCTGTATCTTATTTATAAGATCCTTATCCTTGTCCTCGCATAGGATATCAGTCTTAATCCATAGCCGATCAAGACGTCTGCGTATAAGATCCGTCTTAAGATACTTGCGACTGAAGTTGTAAGTAGAAGGGCTACCTATGATCTTGATATCATATATACCATCAGGTAGATCAAGGTACTTTACATTACAATCATCGTAATTAAAACAATTGAGGCCTAATGTTAGGCTAGTAAAGGTATTGACCTGATTCTTGCCAAGGAACAACGTAACGGGGTCGGACATGCCCGGCGTAGTGATCTCGATGATCGCCTTCCTGTCCTCCAGTAGCCCCCACTCGGACTCATCCAATACCTGCAATACCTTTGGATCACGTGTCTCTAGCACCTGAAATGACAGCCGAATATCATTCATATTAACCTTCTTATCGTACCGGCACAAGCTATCGTCATAACGGGCTTGCATATCAAGATCCGGGATATCGGTATAATATGTCTTGACCTCATGACCGTTGATAAACACCGATGTTATCTGGCAAACATGAGACCTAGCGACATCGAAAAACACCATCCTTACATTACCCTCATAATCAACGCCCGATGTCGGGTATGTCAATATCTGGGTATTATACTCACCATCGTTACGTCTAGCCACGACAGTAATAACGATAGGTTTCTCTATATCGTAATCATCCATGATAATCCTAGCGGCAAACTTATCATGAATTATCTTCGGTATGATATTTATCTGGTTCATCTTAATATCTTTTTCACAAAGATACTAATTTGAACAATATAACAAATGAAGCTATAAGATAAGAGCTGCAAGTAGATCTTCCTCACTAAGAAGAATACCTCCATTAATAGCCATAAACATGGCTAGATAAAGATAAAGAGACTTAAGATCATAGGTGAGCATCCTACTTCTAAGAGCCACAATAAACCTATTAAGATCGGTATTATCCCCAGCTACCGACATGTAACTTTTAAAAAGAAAAGTATCGTATATAGGATCAAATATAGATAAACCAGCATTATTATAAGAGATATCACACTTCTCTACCCATAATCTAATACATTTAATAATCAAATCTTTTACAACCGACTTATTCAACATACATCCGAATCTTACCAAAGCCACGATGTCACCCCACTTCTGACCATAAACATCCCTTATTACATACATAGCTCCATTTAACGGGTCTTTTACGATAGACGATAAGATGTTCTTGCATCCAATAGAATCGGATAGCTCTTGGATGTTAAACATATCATTATCATGGTTAAAAACAATAGATATATCTCCGCTTCTTATGACACTTAAGTTATCCATCATGAATCCTCCATAAAAGAGCAGACATCAAAATAATTATCAAGAGAGCAAAGGTCAGGGGCATATCCTTTCTTTCCGTTCTCTATATCAGAAACAGCCCTATCAGCAAAAGACCTTAGCTCTAATAAGCTTACACCCAAGAACTCTAACGCCAATTTCAAATACTTATATAAAGATGAGGTCTTCATCTCCTTAAACCCCTCGCGAACTAGACGATCATTGAATTTCTTAAAAAGAACCTTGTTATTTCTTCCATCAACCCTATTACCATCATTCTTAAGCCCACCATCAGACTTAACGATCTTCTTTATACTATTGACTGACTTCATATCAATAATACTGACCATAATCATGACCTTATGATCTACAGCAGCCTTTCTAGCCTTGTTAGCTCTTTCCTTAGAACTAACAGAAGGAGTATCTTCATCACCTCCAATATATCTAAATTTAGCCTTGCTTACGAAACATGATGGATATATCTTACGCATATTCCATTTGTAGTTATAATCACCAATGGATCTCATAAT